TCACCGTTTTTAGCGGCACAATCACGGACGTCAAAATAAACTATGGCCTAATCCCGTCTATGGATGAAGCGGAAATTGAATGTGAAGGCGATTTGGCTTTATTGGGCCGGCGAAACATCAGAAATTTTGTGTTGGCGCAAGGTTTAACCGGTGACCAATTCGGTTTGATGTGCGACCAAGTAAACGTCCCGTCCGCCATTAACAATTCCGGATCAATAGCCGTGGCCCAAACCGTAACGGAAAACGCTTTAACGTTCGCTAACACTTTGGCTTTAACCGAAGTTGGAAGAATTAGCGAAACAAACGGCGCTTTGGAATGGTTTGGCCGAAATGATTTCAATAACGGCATTGGTTACAGCGAACACGTGTTTAACACCACCGGCACCAACGCCATGAGATATGACGGAATCGAATTCAGATCAACGGCGGAAAACTATTATACGCGCGTCACCGTGGAACCTTTAGGTTTAGCCGCACAGACCGAAAATTTCGGATCCGCGCCGTGGTACTCCCTAAGCGTAAACACCTACGATTATTCAACAATTCAAGCGGATTCATTAGCCCAATATTATTTAGGACAATTTTCATCAACCACGTCCGCACCGATTTCAATAACGGCTTCATGGTCAAACCAACCGGACACCGGCACCAGCCAAGACCGATTCCAAGAAGCGTTGTCGTGGCCGAACCAAATAGCAATGAAATGTGAAATTACGTTCCGCGGAACCACCTACTACGCCGTAATTGAAGGATCGACAATTAGCGCCACATTGGACGAAACACGGATCACGTTCCATCTATCCCCACAAGACCTAAACAATTATCTAAAATGGACAACACCGGCCCCATTTAACACGTGGGACAACAACAAATGGAACTTCTAAATGGCAACACCAACTAACCTTCCGGCAACACAAACCGTAGGCGGCAACGCCACATCAACTTGGGCCAACGATATCCGCGGCGCGTTCCGTGTCCTTCAAGTAATTAACGCCACATCTTCTACCGCGTGGTCCAACAGCACTTCTACCTATTCCGATATCACCGGAATTACGGCCACGATCACACCACAAGCCACCGGAAACAAAGTTTTGGTTATTGTGAACATTCAAGGCGCCGCCAAAACCAACAACACAAACCTTGACATCCGTTTAAGGCGTGGAACCACAACGATCCAAAACTCTTTAGGTAACTTTGGAACCGGATCAAACCTAAACCAAAACGGCGGAATCACGTTGGTTTGGTTGGATTCACCGGCGACAACCGCCGCGAGAACGTACACCGTCCAAGGTGCTTCATCTGCCAACATTGCGTCCGTAAGCGCTCAACTATTAAGCGCCAGCGATTCATCCATCACGTTGTTTGAAATATCGGCATGAGAATCCAAAACCCTTCCAAAGCGCTTATCGCGTTGGTGGCGCTTATTTGTGTCACCGTGTTGATGGCATTAGGCAAAATTGATGAAACCGGCGGAATGGGAATCCTTGGCATGATCACCGGCTACAGCGTTGGAAACGGTGTTGGCGCTATGAAACGCCAAGATACGTCCGGAATGTTTGGACCCAAAGAATGACCACATACCCGACCCAATACCCAAAGGTTCCGTTGGCGTTGAAACTTCAAGGAAATGGCCAATTGAACACGGATCTTTTAGTTCCGGTTTATGGCGGTGGGATCCTTTACAGGAACGCGGCGGTGGCTTTTAATTTTATGTATTTGGACGCCAAAAAAGCCGGCCACGAATTAAACAACGTTGGCACCTATAGGACCTATGAACGTCAAGTGGCGTTGTGGTATGAACGCATGACCACAGACGGACCAACCGGACGTGTTCCGGAAATCCGTAAAGCGTGGCGGTTCCGTTATTGGTGGTTACGCGCTCGAATGTCACCGGTGGCACGTCCGGCAGAATCCCCACACGGTTGGGGAATGTCTATTGACGTAGCCAACGCCAACGGACCCAAATTGGAATGGTTAAGGACCAACGCGGCGCGTTACGGCTTTGGATGGGAAGCACAACCATCATCCGCCTATTGGGAACCTTGGCACCTAACCTACGGCTACGGCGACACCTACACCCCTTACATGTCAAGCGTTTTAGCCGGATTGTTCCCAAACCAATAAACCAACCAACTAAAATCTTCAGACCCGACTAACCAACCCAAAAGGATGGCCATGAAGTATTTAACCGCCGGCATAATTGCCATTTGCGTTGTTTTGATAGGTCCGTGTAGCGGCGAAACCACACCACCACAACGCGCCCAACCGTTGAACGTAGAATCCACGGAAAAGGCCCTAGAAGGCCCTACAAGCGTCCCAAAACCAATTCCGACACCAACCACCGTCAAAACCGTTGAAACGATTGTGGCGCCCGAATCGGCTTTATGTCCGGAATGGTGGAATTTGGCCGTTTCCGTTGGATGGGATCCGGCAGATCTCCCAACGTTGGACCGTGTGATGTGGCGTGAATCAAGATGTGACCCAAAAGCCACCAACGGCCATGACAACGGTTTAACCCAAATCAACCAAATTCACCGCGAATTTGTCGCCGTGATGGGATGGGATTGGGAAACGGATATGTTCAAACCAAAACCCAATTTGGCTTTTGCGTTAAAACTTTGGCAGGGATCCGGATGGCGGCCATGGGGACTTTAATTAGAACATCCTTGTATTACCTAGCCGCCATAGTTATTGTGACGGTTGTAGCCCGAACACTACGGAAGGAACCCGACAATGAACCAACCAAACCTAAGCGCCACACTTGACGCATTATCTGAAGAATTGGCGTTACTTCAAAGCGATTTGAGAACATTAAGCCAATTGACGGAAGATCTAGACCGAATCCGGAACCGGTACATCATTATTTGCCGGACGTTAAGAACAGCGTTGGCGTGTGATTGTATAAACCACACATGTTGGACATGTGTTGGCGCCAAAGATCTTTACAAAAGCGAATTTGGGCCGGTGGCGTGATGGAACTTGTTGAATTACCGTTTTTGCCGTATGCCGGAACTTCCGGATGGTCCGGATCTGAAACATCCCAAGAACGCGCCATCAACGCGGACGCCAGCGGTGAAACATCCGAAAATCAAACGTTCACATTAAAGGCATTAGAAGAAGCCGGATCAAACGGTTTGACGTGGCAGGAACTGTCAAACCGTACCGGTTGGCACCATGGCACCGCGTCCGGCGTTTTATCCGTTTTGCACAAAGCCGGACACATTCAACGGCTAATAGAACGCCGCGGACGGTGCCAAATCTATGTGGCGTTAAACCATGTCCAAGGACGTGAAACCGCCGCCTACAAACCGAACACCGCCAATGAACAAATAAAAGAATTGCGTGAAGCCTTAGCGGAAGCGCACAGGCTTTTGGACGCCGAGAACGCGCGCGCGGAACGTCAAAGGCAAACAATCCGTGAATTGTGGAACAAATGACATTCAACCTTGACGATTATGAACCGGTGGCCGTCCGCTTGACGCGTTTTCTTGAATTTTGGACTACCGGCGACATGCAACCAATTGTGGAAACCGAAATGGTCCACTATTCAGATCAACGTGTGGTGTTTCGCGCCAAGATCGGTTTTATTAACGTTAGCGGTGAACGCGTATGGTTAGCCACCGGCTTTGAGGAAGAAACACGCGGCGAAGGCCACGTGAACAGAACATCCCATTTGGCTAATTGTGAAACGTCCGCAATTGGACGCGCATTGGCTAACTACGGTTACGCAGGATCGGACCCAAACAAACGTCCTTCACGTGAAGAAATGTCCAAGGTTAAACGCGCCGGTACGCCAGCGGATCAAACAAATGAACCACGCAAATTTCCAAACAAATTCCCCAAACCGTGTTTTAAATGTGGGATCCGTGTGGCAGAACAACAAGGTTGGTCATGGAAACAAGGGGAAACCTATGTGACATGCCACAAAGACGGCGAATGTGACACGGAAGCACCGTTCTAATGACCGGTTTTAGACCTAACCGCAAATGGACACCAAGCGAGCGCCGCGGCGAAGAATCGCCGGCTATGCGCCGCCTACGTGAACAACGTGAAAAGGCTTTGAAACAGCAACAACGGCCACCGGATCCGAAATGAAAGAAAAGGATTTCCAAACCGCCGTGGTGGATGTGGCGCGCCGCTACGGATGGAAGGTTCACCACACGCGGACGGTTCAAATTGCCGGCGGCGGTTGGGTATCACCGTGTTTGGATAAAGGTTTTCCGGATCTGATCATGGTTCACAAATGCGGACGTGTGTTGGCGGCGGAACTGAAATCCGATAAAGGACGCACAACACCGGAACAACAACAATGGCTAACGGATCTTTACGGTGCCGGTGTTGAAACATACATTTGGCGGCCAAGTAACATTCACCACGTTTTGAAAGTTTTGGAAAACAAATGAACGTCCATTTTCTAGCAATTCGTGACACATGGAAAACGCCAAAAGCATTGTTTCAAGCATTAGACGCGGAATTTAATTTTGATTTTGATCCGTGTCCGCCAAATCCACAGTTTGACGGATTGGAAGTCAATTGGGGGAAATCTAATTTTGTTAATCCGCCCTACGGGAACGTCATTAGTAAATGGTTGAAAAAAGCATTGGATGAACGTGAAAGGTCCGGCGCCGGATCGGTGTTTCTTATACCTTCTCGAACCGACACGCGTTGGTGGCACGATTACGTAATGACGGCAGATGAAATAAGATTCATTAAAGGACGCTTGAAATTTGATGATCAAAAACATCCGGCGCCGTTTCCATCGGCAATAGTGGTATTTAAGCGTAAAACTAAATAGAAGAACATGGCGGTTCCACGGTTGTAGGTGGCGGCGGAGAACACACGGGAACGTGGGTAGATCTCCCATGTCCTTAAAACCTTGAAACGTGTCCGGACGGGAAGACGGGAGAAACAGCGTATGAACGGCACAAACACGAAAGGTTACGGCTTGACCATCAACGGTTACCTTGGAAGACAAATCCTAAACAACGGGGGAAGTGACGCGCAGACTTTCACACATCAACATCAACAAGCCAACAACGTTGGCGCGTTAGCAATATGCCAAGCATGTGACGGAACAGGATGGACACACCACGCCACCAAAGGACTAACACGGTGCCAAAGCCAAGGAATCCCACATGGGAAATAACGCCTACAACGATCCCATTTACAAGAAGAACCGCCGCCTAATACTTGACGGCGAACCAATGTGTCACCTATGCGGCAAAGCCGGCGCCGACACCGCGGACCACATAATTCCCCTATTCCTAGGCGGCACCAACGAACTAGACAACCTAAGACCAGCACACCGCACATGCAACAGCGCCAAAGGATCACGCGACAAAGCCAAAGCCGATCAACAAAGAATGGCCGCAAGAAACCAAAAAGTCACCACACAAGGCCAAACACATTTTTTTGACACAAACTTTTCCACCCCGACCCCAACCTTTTGTCTATCTGAGGACGAACTAGCCGGAACCGGCGAGAACCGGCGAGAACTAGCCGGAACCGGTCCGGTGGCGTGTGATCTTCCGCGGTTGGCTACGCCGGTGGTTGGGGGATTTTCTTATGGGCCGCAAGTGGCAGATTTTGCGGATCGGATTCTTGGGAAACGGTTAATGGGATGGCAACGCCACGCGTTGGATGTGGCTTTGACGGTGGATGAATCGGGCCGGTTTGTTTCTTCTAAGGTTTTGATTTCCGTTGGCCGGCAGAACGGCAAAACAACGGTGATGGAATCTTTGATTGGTTGGCTTTTAACGGAATTTCCGAAGATTGAGGGCCGCAAGATTTCTATTCTTTCAACGGCGCATGAATTGGATTTGGCGGTTGATTCTTTCTTGGAATTGGCGGACGTGTTGAAGGATGGTTTTGGCGCCAAGGTCACTTACGCGTATGGCAGGAACCAAGTGATCATGCCGGATGGATCTTTGTGGAAGGTTAAGGCTTCTACCGGTAAAAAACACGGTGGAACTTGGGATGTGATCCTTGGGGATGAATTGTGGTGTTTGTCGGAAGCCGCCGTGTTTGGTGCTTTGTTGCCGTCTCAAATTGCCGTCCCTAATCCGTTGTCCGTTTGGTTATCAACCGCCGGTGATGAATCTTCAAGCGCGTTCCTACGGTTTAGGGAACAAGGCTTGGGGAACATTGACAAAGGAACGGTTGGTGATTTGGCGTTTATGGAATGGTCCGTTCCTACCGGTGTGGATCCAATGGATCAACAATTTTGGGGGATGGCCAATCCGGCTTTAGGGACCACTATCACGTTGGCGGCTCTCAAGGCCGCCGCGGAAGCGCCGGACAAAATCCAATTTATGCGCGCCCATTTGAACCAATGGGTATCCGCCGCCGGATCATGGTTAGCGCCAAACCTTTGGGCAGAACTAGAAACGGCGGATCCAATACCGGACGGCGGTGTTCTAGCCATTGATTCTTCCGTGGATGACGCACGTTTCATTGGTGTTCGAGGCGTGGCAGATGGGAACCGAATCCATTTGAAAGTGGAATTTGTGGTGGACACGGAAACAAAACTTTGGCAAGAAGTGGAACGGTTGATGGCGGATCCGGCGTTGTTGTTGGCTTTAACACCATCATTGGAAATTCATTGTCCCAAGGTTTTGAACCGGCGCTATTCCGTTTGGGGCTATGGGGAATTATTAAAATTTACGGCGTTGGTCCGTGGAATGATCTATGAAAAACGCGTGAACCATCATGGGGAAACGGTGTTGGCGGAACACATGAACCGCGCCGTAATGGCCAAAACCGTTCAAGGCGCCGTGTTATCGTCACAAAAATCCGCCGGACCTATCGAATTGGCGCGCGCGTCCGTGATCGCGGTGGCGTTGGCGTCCAAACCGGTGGACAAAGGAAAACCGTTCATTGTTGTAGGAAACCGTTAAATTGTTCACGGCGTTGGGATCTGTCGGGGATCCCAATGCCACCGAACACCGGCGGCGGAATGGCATAATCACACCATGGGTATTTTTAACAAGGTGAACAAAGCGGCGATCTCGTCCCTACCGCCAGCACAAAAAGCCGCCGCCGCCGGTGGCGGAAACTACACCGCCCAAATTGGCCAATTTTACACGTACTATTCCAGCGCCTACCGAAACCGCGCCATGTCCGTTCCAACGATTAGCCGCGCACGTGACCTAATCGCGTCCGTTGTATCTGCCACACCGTTAAGGATGTTTAACGAAATGTGGAACGGTGAAGAAATCGAAAAGGTTTATATTGCGCCACGTTCTTGGATCCGCCAACCGGACCCGACCATTCCCTACGGAACATTGATGGCGTGGACGCTAGATGATCTTTTCTTTAGCGGACGCGCGTTTTGGTACATCCAAGAAAGAACCGCGGACGGATTCCCAAGCAGATTCACACGCCTACCGGCGTCAATGATTAACACCGCCGATCAAATCGGGCCAATCTTTTATGGCCCATCCAAAGAAATTGAATTCAACGGCCAAACCATTGATTACAACAACGTGGTCCAATTCATAGCGCCAATCCAAGGGATTGTGTACCAATCCGCCCAATGTATTGACACCGCGTTAAGGCTTGAACAAAGCCGATTCAAGAACGCTTTATCATCCATGCCGTCCGGCGTGTTGAAACAAACCGGTGGGGAACCTTTGTCACCGGCGGAATTGTCCGATTTGGCCGCCGCGTTCAACGCCGCTCGTGAATCAAACCAAACCGCCGCATTAAATCAATTCATTGATTATTCCGAAACACAAGCCACACCGGACAAAATGATGATGATGGAAGCCGCCGCTTATCAGGCTTTGGAATGTGCGCGTCTAACCAACATTCCACCGTATTTGGCCGGCATTTCTACCGGATCCTACGCGTACACCAACAGCCGATCCGCGCGTGAAGATCTTTATCTATTTTCCGCGCGTTCCTACATGGATTGCATAGCCGGAACCTTGTCAATGAACAACGTTCTTCCACGCGGAACGTTTATCGAATTCGATTTGGAAACCTATCTAAACGATCTAGCCCATTCCGAAATGGACAACATGGAAGAAATTTCCACCGTTATTGAACAACCATCCCAAAACACACAAGAGGAATTAGCCCAATGATCCGTTTTGTATCTGATGAAATCAAACTTGAAGCCGCCGCCGGAGAAACACCGCGCCGCACAATAACGGCAATAGCGGCACCGTATGACACATTTGCGCGCGTGTCAGATGGGACGGAAATCCTTTTCAAAGCCGGCGCGTTACCGGAAGCAGGACCGGCGCCAAAAGTGTTCCTATACCACGACCCAACTAGACCGGTAGGAATTGTGGCGTCACGCGTGGACATGGGAACCGCCATGGTGGCAGATCTCAAAATCTCCAACGTTCCGGACGGTGACTTGGCTTTGGCTTTAGCCCAAGACGGCGTCATGGCCGTTTCCGTTGGCGTAAATCCAACCAAATTCACCTATGACAATGAAGGCCGGATGATCATTGAAGCCGCCGATTGGACCGAAATAAGCCTTGTTCCAATTGCCGCGTTTCAAGAATCCGTAATCACAAAAGTTGCGGCACAAGCGGAAATCCCACAAACGGATCCGGTTGTGGTGTTAAATGAAGAAGAAGAACATTCAGAAATGGAGAATGAACCAATGGAAGCAACGCCAGCACCCGAAACCGTAGAAGCCGCCGCCGTATCCAGCGCGCCGCTATACGCACAGCCAAAACCCAATTTCAAACTTCCTAGCGCCGGCGAATGGATAAGCGCACAACTTCAAGGCGGATCCTACGCCGCGAACTTCAACGCGAACCTTAAAGCCGCCGCGCCGGACGTGACCACCACGGATCTTGATGGCATCCTTCCGTTGCCGATTGTGGCCCCGATCTATTCTGGAATCCAAGGCTTGCGTCCGGTGTGTGACGCCATTGGTGTTCGCGCCATGCCACAGTCCGGAAAAGTGTTCATTGTTCCAAAGATCACAACCCACACATCCATTGGTGGGCCAGCAACACAGAACACCACCATCACCGCCGGCCAATACGTTGTGGATGACATCCAAGTAACCAAGGACATTTACGGCGGCTACGTGGAAGTTTCAGAGGCTTCAATTGATTGGTCTAGTCCGGAAGTGCTAAATGGCCTTCTCGAAGATATGGCAAAAAAATATGCGTTGGCTACCGACAACGCCGCCGCGGACGCGCTTCTTTCCGGTACTTCACAAACAACCGGCAACGTAGCCACCACAGATCCGGCGGATTGGTTAGCGAAAATCTACGCATGCGCCAACACCATCCTTTCAAACGGAAACTATCTACCGGATCACTTGTTTGTGTCCGGTGACGTATTCGCGCAATTGGGCCAACTTTCCGACACAGCGGATAGGCCGCTTTTCCCACAGGCCGGACCAATGAACGCGTTTGGAAGCATGAACCCCGGATCACGTGACACGGTTGTTTTTGGTTTGCGTCTCGTAGTGGATACAAACTTTGCGGCCAAGACCACCATTGTTGGCGCCGCCGCCACCGGTGCGTTCCGCGTGTACGAAACCCAAAAGGGATCAATTTCGATTGACAACCCTTCAACGTTGTCACGCACAATTGCGTTCCGCGGCTACTTTGCGCCAAAGATGATTGACGCCAACCAATTCATGAAGATCCCACAGGCGTAACCTTTAAGATCTGAACACCGCCGTTATGGCAACATCAACCGTCATCATTCACCAAAGAACCGCCAACTATGGCGTGGTGCAACTGATGACTAATCTTGACATTGAAGTAGGCGCGTCATTTACGTTAAGCGGCCTTGGACACGGCTTAAACGGAACACACACCGTTTACGCGTTGCCACAATACCGTTTCACCGGTGTAGATGATGAAGGGGATTTGGTTTTCAACACCACGGACCCAATCCCAAATCAAATCCTTTTTCAAGACGCCGGTGATGACCTATTGAGATCCGCCGCGGATCCGGTTGGAACTATCACATACACGCCGGTTTGCACATGGATTGACGCGGATGACATTCAAGATTGGTTGGGAATCCCAACGGTGTCCGTTGATGACGCCCAATTTTTGAATTGGTGCGCGTCCGCCGCTTGCCAAGTAGCGTTTCGGCGCCGTGTTGAATCCGGCTATTTAGATAGTTTGTCGGTGGTTCCGTCCGGTGACGTGTTCCTAGGCACCGTCCAACTAGGTGGCGCCTATTTCCGTTTACGTGGATCCATTGACCAATTTGCGTCATTTTCAGATATGGGAACAGCGCCAACCGTAGGAATTACACCAACCATTAAACAATTGTTGGGTATTGACCGGCCAGCGGTGGCCTAATGGCATACACAGACGTTCTTAATGAAACGTTAGATGATCTAGCCGCCGCATTGGCCGCCATCACCGGCGTAAACGTGTTTACGGACCCAAGAAACATCAACCCACCATGTATTTTCTTAGACGCGCCAACGTTCGAGGCGTTTAACTACAACATTGTCAAAATGTCGTTTCCGTGTGTGATTCTAAGTTTGGGGCCATCCAACCTTGACGCGTTGCGGAACATGTTGGCTATTGCGTCCAAAATGGTCAATGAAAAGGTTGGCGTCACCGGCGGCCAACCAACCGTCACCACCATTGGATCCGTTGAATATCCGTCTTTTTCGCTAAACATCAACATTCAAGGACAAACCGCATGAAATACCGTGTTAATTCGCCGCGTCTAGGCGTTGTAGGGGATCCGTATGTTCCGGCAGATGGTGTGAACGTGGCCGCGTTGATAGCCGGCGGTTTCGTGGTTGAAATCGAATCCACGCCCAAAGCCGCAAAATCTGCCACAATAAAAACTAAGACCAATAAGGAGAAATAGACATGGCTACTTCAACACTTCTTTCCAATCCGGTAGTTACCGTGAACGCGGTGGACCTATCGGACCAATGCCGTTCCGCCACGCTCACCGTCAATTTTTCGGAATTGGAAGCAACGGCGTTTGGTGACACATCAAGAAAGTTTGTGTCCGGCCTTGGTGATCACACTTTGGAACTTGAACTTTACATGTCCTACGCGGCTAGTGAAACTTACGCCACATTGAAAAGCCTTGTTGGCACATCCACCAACGTCATTCTTAAGCCGGCCACCGGCGCCGATAGCGCCACAAACCCCGGAATGACATTGACCGGAACCTATCTTCAAGAATTGCCACACGTGTTCACTATGGGAGAACTAAGCGTCATCACCGTAACGTTCCACGGCGGCGTTTATTCTGAAGATGTATCTTGATTAACAAGTGATCAAATTTTGATCCCGACTAGAAAGAAGATCCATGAAAATCACGTTGCAATGTGACCTAGGTGAAGGACCATTCGAGGTTACAACCACGCTTTATTCCGTTGTGGAATGGGAACGCAAATTCAAACGCCGCGCGTCAGAAATAGCCACATCCGGAATTGGTGTAGAAGATTTGGCCTATTTGGCTTATGTGACCATCAAACTTCAAGGAAACGTGGTTATCCCACCGGTGTTTGACGATTTTGTGAAACGGCTTGTGTCCATTGACGTTGTGGAAGAACTAGATCCACGCCCTACCGCGGCGGATACCGACACGCCCTAGCCGCCGTGTTAGTGGAAACCGGTTGGTATCCGCCCAATGTAGAATTTGACATCAACGATCTTTCCACGGTGATTCAAATGCTTAATGAGAGAAACAAAAAATGACGGTCACCACCAACGTTTCCGTTTACGGCGCACAAGACGCCATCAAAGCATTAAAAAACGTGGATCCGGAAGCACGAAAACAATTCACCAAAGACGTCAAGAACATAGCCAAACCCATCACGGAACCGGCTAAACGTTCTTATCCGGCTTCATATCTGTCCAACATGGACAACAATTGGAACTATAAAGGCCGCGAGGTTAAGCCATACAACCGCGCTAACGCCATTAAAGGCGTAGCAGTTAAAATTGATTTAGGTAAAAAATCAACGTCCGTGATCCGGATCCAACAAAAAGATCCTTGGGGATCCATTGTGGAATTTGCCGGTGCTAAAACGTCCGGAACTTTTGTGGACAATTTGACGGCCAAGTTTGGCCAACCGCCGCGCGTCATGTGGAAAACAGCGGACAAAGCCTTGAACGCGGTTTCTAAAGAAATTTTGGATTCATTGGAAAAAGTAATGTCCGCCACAAATAGACGATTAGTGACAAAATAGACCCATGGCCATAACCATCCCCATCATCAGCGAATTCAAGCCACAAGGCATTGACAAAGCCGTGGCAGAATTTAAACGTCTCGAAGGGGCCGGCGCCAAAGCCAAATTTGTTTTAGGTAAAGCCGCTAAAGCGTCCGGCGCGGCTTTGGTTGGTTTAGGCGCCGCCGCCGGTGTGGCCGTTAAAGCCGCCATGGAAGATCAACAAGCCCAAGCCGTATTAGCCAACACGCTTCAAAAAACCACCAAAGCCACCGCCGAACAAGTAACCGGCGTAGAAGATTTTATTTCCCAACTAACTTTGGCGTCCGGTGTAGCAGATGACCAACTAAGGCCGGCTATGGCTAACCTTGCGCGCGCCACCGGATCCGTTGAAGCCGCCCAAGAAGGCTTAGGAATCGCGTTAGATGTATCGGCGGCCACCGGCCAATCCGTTGAATCCGTGTCCAAAGCGTTAGCCAAAGCCTATGCCGGCAACACCAGCGCACTAAAGAAATTGTCACCGGCATTAGCCAACATGGTTGAAAACGGCGCGTCCATGGAAGAAGTAAACGCGGCCCTAACAAAACAATTTGGCGGTTCTCAAAAAAAAGCCGCAGAAACCGCCGCCGGCAAAATGAAAATATTTGGCAACGCCATCAATGAAGCCAAAGAATCTATTGGCGCCGCATTGTTACCAATCATTGACAAACTTCTTCCCTATTTGGCGTCATTTGCCGATTGGGCAGGGAAGAACACGGATCTTCTTGTGATCCTTGGCGCGGTGGTTGGCGGTTTAGCGGTTTCCATTATCGCGGTGAACACGGCGCTAAAAATTTGGACGGCGGTAACCAAAGCGTTTTCCGCGGTTCAAGCCGTTTTCAACGCCATCATGGCCGCCAATCCAATTGTTCTTGTAACTCTCGCCATCCTTGCCATCATTGGTGTTTTGGTATTGGCGTACAACAAATTTGAAGGCTTTAGAAACGTTGTGGACGCCGTATTCGGCGCCGTGAAAACCGGTGTCACCGGTGTTTACGATTTCTTCAAGAAATATGTTGATCTGATCCTTGGTGTTTGGAAAGGCGTTTTTAACACAATTGCGGACGTGTGGAACAACACGCTAGGCAAATTGTCATTCAAATTTCCGTCATGGGTACCCGGACTAGGTGGAAAAGGTTTTGATGTTCCGGACATTCCGAAACTTGCCAACGGCGGAATTGTGACGGCGCCAACGTTGGCGTTAATTGGTGAAGCAGGGCCGGAAGCCGTAGTGCCGTTAAACCGCGCTAATGGCATGGGTAACAACATCACCATTCACGTAAACGGCGGAGATCCCAACGCCGTTGTGGACGCGCTTAGGCGATACATGAAAACCAACGGATCCGTCCCAATTCGCGTTAGTGCCTAACCATGGCGCTTTTAGATTTTACGGCGGCATTTGGGGCCGGTTCAACAAACCTTGGCAACGTTCAAAGTTTTACTATCCAACGCGGACGTCAATGGATCGTGGACCCATTCAACGCCGCTAGATGTTCAATCATTGTTCGCGACATTGACGCATGGACCACGGCGCCAAAAATGGGGGATGACATTGAATTAACCAACGTTGGCGCGTTCACCGTTTTTAGCGGCACAATCACGGACGTCAAAATAAACTATGGCCTAATCCCGTCCATGGATGAAGCGGAAATTGAATGTGAAGGCGATTTGGCTTTATTGGGCCGGCGAAACATCAGAAATTTTG